GGTTTGATGCAACTCTTTTGGTTCAATTCCAATTGATTGTATTGCTCTTACGAAACCATCTTCAACGACTCGATGGCTTTTTCTTTTAATGTTCGTGATTTGGTCGACGCCGAGGGAGCACAGGCCATAGGCGTCAGGGCCTTGGTAGATAGTTTAGCAACTCAGATAGCACATGACCAAATAGAGTATAGTAAGAGGTCAAATAAAGTGTTTATTCGTCAACAACTTAGTGTGGCTGAAGGAGAGAAAATTAGGAAAAGGTTTGGGGGGGCCTATGAACTACAATTAACGCAGGAATTTACTGCACCCCATTCCTTTGCCGCTGCGCTTCGCACTTGTGAAACACTAGAATGTTTGGATTTCTTCCCTGATGGAGAGATCTTAGACTTTGGTGGTTCATGGTTATTTCATTGGAAGAGAGGTAAACCGGTTCACAGCTGCTGTCCTATACTAGATGCAAGGGATGCTGCTCGTCAACAAGAGCGGTTAGTTCATATGGAAAAGTTGGTTAGAAAGTCGAGTAAGACTTATGCCGACTTGCCCGGACCGAACTTTTGTGATCAGCGCGCTGAAGAGTGTTCTGTCCAATGTCCCTATGCTATCTGTATTCACGGTGGTTATGATATGGGTTTTCAAACGTTATGTGCTGCTATGCATAAGCACGGTTGTGTTATGCTTAGGGGCACAATGATGTTTGATGCTGAGATGCTTCTCTATAAGGATGGGTTTATACCTGACTTGAATTGTGTGTGGAGTATTCGCGGTGATAAGATAGCTTTTGATTTTCGAGATGAGTCGACACTATCCTATTGTCATTCTTTTAAAAACGTCAAATCATTTCTCACGGATCAAGCCCATGTCATTGGTACTACTGCTTATATTCTTGAGCGGTGTGTTATTGATATGGGTATTATGTCATACAAGGTGACAGCGGTGTCTGGTGATATACCTAGGACAAAGATTCGTCACTGTATCTGGTTCCCGCGAACTAGAGACTATCTGCACATCAATGTCGTAGATAAGTCAAAAGTGGCTCATCGCCTAGCTTGGCGAAAGGTCAAGGTAAAGCTAGACACGGTTCGTGAAGTTGAGGAAATTGCATTTAGATGTTTTAAAGAGAATAAACCTTGGGAAGAAAATCTCCGCCTGATTGCCTCGACATTGTCGGCAAAGTCATCTACAATTATCGTTAATGGTATGAGTATGATGGCTGGTGAACGTTTGGATCCTTTAGATTATCATTACGTCGCTTTTTCTCTTCTGCTTAATTGTAAAAGAAAGTTTGAAGAGTTACAGGCTGTGTATAAGAAAATCGTTTGGCAAGGATGGTGGAATCATTGTACGGGGTGGTGGTCAGAGTCGACAAAATTTCAAGATTTTTTAGCAGTCTGTTTTCCCTCTTTGTTAGACTATTATCACTCTAAAGTATTTGTTGAAAAAATTTCTGAGTGTGTTGTTTTCGAGTCTGAGTTAGCTGCGCTCGAAGGATCTAAGTCTTGGTCCGACGATGCGTATAATATCTTGAATAATAATTTACTTTTGTGTGCGTTAGCTCTGAGCAAATGCAAAGAGCATAAACCCGAAAAAGAAAAAGAAAAAGAGGAAGTTTTGGCTGTGCCTTCGAAAGCGACCCCAACGCTTGTCGAAGTGAAGGAGGAGGAGAAATTAGACACCCCGATTATCGCTGTTGATCGGCCTGGTAGGATGGAGATTAGGGCACAAGCAAAAGACGAATTCGTGGCCTACACGCGGAAGATTAATTCGAATGCAGCGGCTAATCTTAGTCGCCTTTGGAAACTCTGCGGTGGGAGTGGATCGGATAATTTTGTTTCCACGAATTGTCTTGATGTTTTGAAGCTGGGAGATTCTCTGATTAACTTTCATAAGCGCTCTGGCTTTATCTATAAGACCAATGAGACCTACGAGGTAGGTTTCAATGGAAATGGTCTTGGTGTAAAACGAGATGACGAGAATTACATTGTTGATAAAACATGTATTCTCGACAATCTGGAAGCCATTGCTGAAGGTGCTGATAAAGCATCGGTATCTACAGCTTCGATCATCCTTGTTGATGGAGTCGCTGGTTGCGGTAAGACTACTAGCATTTGTGACCAATTCAATGCTGAATCCGATCTAATAGTCACCGCTAACCGTAAGTCTGCTGTTGAGATTCGCCACAAGTTATTTAAAGATAGCCCTGACGCAGGAAAAATTTATGTGCGCACTGCTGATTCGGTATTGATGCACGATTGCATCAAGGCCGAGCGCATACTATTTGATGAAGTCGGGCTTCTACATTTTGGCCAATTGGTCGCTGTGGCCAGAAAAGTTGAGGCGAAAGTTGTTCTTGGTTTTGGTGATTCTGAACAAATCGCATTTATAAACCGAGATCGTACTTTTAATTTGAACTATTCACAGCTGGTCGTGGATGAGTCAACTACAGCGACTACAACATATCGTTGCCCTAAGGATGTTGTGGAACTGGTAAAGCGAATGAAGAAAAAGAACCACAAATCCAAATACCAGGCATGGACAACTAAGTCCAAGGTGGTGCGGTCTGTCAGTGCGCCTATTGATGTCGTCGGTCTTCCGGGGGTTAAATTGGAGTCCGATTGGGTGTATTTGACAATGACACAATATGATAAGGCAAGCCTGCTAAGCAAAGCAAAGGAGTTACACTTGGATATGTCTGAAAAGATAAAAACTGTCCATGAAGCTCAAGGAATTTCTGTTCCAAGGGTTAGACTGGTTCGGTTAAAAAATACCAAGTGTGACCTCTTTTCTGCTGAAGCACATTGTTTAGTCGCGTTAACTCGGCATACTAGGTGTTTTGAATACCTTCGTGTACCTGGGTTAAAGGGTGACTTAATTGAAGAGGCTTGTAAAACATCAATGGTCCTACAGTTCTAACGATTTCTATAAATCGTAGTCGTTGTTGAAACGCAGTCGATTGGGTACTATAACCCAAAGTCGTTGTTAAAACGCAGTCGATTGAGTACTATAACTCAAAGTCGTGGTTGACACGCCAATTCTTTGTATAAGAGATACAAAGGATTGAGTACAGGAATCCATTCTTCCCGTTGGATGCGTCTGTCCGAGTCTCATGAGGCTCATTTGGGACAGCTGTACGCTAGTGTAGTGTAAACTACACTGGTCTCTAGGGGAGACC